CCAAAAGACATCTCATCTATTGCACAATATTGAACTGCAATAGAAAGTGCGTGTTCTTCTGTCGAACCTATACCTAGTCTAATATCTTTATTTGGTTGATACACTAAATTGGTTCTACCTGTTACAGTACCCCTTTCCATAAACCAAGGACTTTTTTGAAGTGCCTTCTGGAATTTACCCCACATAGTTTTTTCTGCCATCTTTAGTGTTACGTTAAAAAATAGAAACCATATTGTTTCATCTGAACCTAGATAAAACCTATTAGGGTTTTTAAGACACATAAGTCTGTATAGTTCATAACAAAGTGAGTAAGTTGCAACAGTAGATTTGCCTGTACCTGTACTACCTGTTATAGCCCATTGGTCTACAAAGTTTATAGGGTTATGTACATACTTCAACTCATTCATCCAAGTCTCATATATATCTTTACCTCTATTAGTATAATTACCTAAATATTGTTCATCAGTCAAAAAAGTTTCTAAATCAACTGGTATTTCCTCATAATCTTCATAATATAAGTCAGTTAGATTGTCAGATACACCGTTTATTAGAAACATCGTTTAAAATACCCCTTAAAATAGCTCTTTCATCTTCAGTAAGCTCTTTAAGTATCTGGGTATCTTTATTTATATCTTGCTTTACTTCCATCAATCTACCTCCGTAAAATATCTTTCTACTACTAATATTTTACATATAACAAAAAGAGCCTCTATAAGAGGCTCTTATCTACTCATATATTATAGCCAACCAGGGAATCCTGAATTTTCTGGAGAGTGTGCTGGTGTACCATACCCAGTATTACTCTCACCACGTTGTGTACCCAAGTAGTTAGTTTTATTTGGAGATGTATAAGCTGTACCATCTCTTTGATTTAATTGAGATTGGTCAACTTTCCACTCTGCGAAGTTGATTGTTTCATAAGGAACTGGTTTATCATAATAAATTGTTGTACTAAATTGTCTCAAATCTGGGTTTTGTCTACTAAATTGTCCTTGGTTATACTCATTAATCCAGCAACCTAATAGCCACCAACTAATTTGTCTTGTACCATTCGGAGCCCATTTATACAAAATACCATCTTGAGCATAATATTCTTTAAAACCAATTTTATCGTTTTTAACATTGTGTGCCATTGAGTACCAAGCTAGTAATATATATTCAGTTTTTTGACCAATATAATCGGTAAAACTAATTGGTGATGTACCAATATTTGGAACACCAGCATAATGTACAGTTCCATTTCCTGTTCTAATTGATAATGGGTCAACTGACATTTGTGGTCCTGTATAATCTCTCAATGAAAGAGCTAGTGCTTCAGTAGCCTCATCTGCTGATGCTACAAAATTATTATCCATATCATATAAATCTCTTGTAAATTGAATCTTTAAGATAAAATCTGATGTTCTACCTGGTTCAAAATCTGATTTGTTAGATAGTATGTAAGAAGTACCTAAGTATTTATCTTGAATGCTTTTGGCATTTTCCCATACCGAATTATTATATATTGCCATCTTATACTTCACCTCCCGTACTTAACTCTACACTTCCGTAAGCCACATTTAAGTAAATTTCAATAGCTTTGATTGTAGGTGTTACCAATACGTCTACTTTAACTTTCAATGTTCTAGGGTCATCATTTGTACTAATATTTGAAATAGCATAGTTTGATATAGCACCTTTTTTAATCATACCCTCAAAGAAGTTTGCTGAATTAATTGAAAACTTCTCAAACGCAGTTGCATTATTATATTGGAATTGTAGCTCAGTAGCTAAGTTGTAAATAAATCTTCTAATTTCAATAATTGTTAAATCAGCACTACTCTCACTAAATGCATTAACTTCCTCTTCACCAGTAATCAACAATGTACTATTACCTGCAATTACGAAGTTATTTGTCTGTAATCTCATAATTGGATTAATTTGTATCTTACCGTCCTCTTGCCACTTAGATGCATAATCACTTCCAATTTCAAACTCAGGTTTAATAATATTTGTAACTCTACCAGATACTAAACCAGCTTTTGGTGTATAAGCACCTTCACCTTTACTTACAGCACTACCTACAACAGTTAGATATACAAATGATGGTGGCATCCATAATTGTTCTCCACCAACTTGCATATACATCCAAGGTCCGCACATACTTGCACTTGGTAGTTGTGATGTTCCACCTATTTGATTATATGCATAGTCACCAGCTTTCACTTGATAATCTTCTTTTATAGTTCCTAGTGGTAAGTCAATAAGTGCTCTACAATCTTGTCTTCTAAGTGTTAAGTCTTCCATTGCACTTCCTATTGATATATCAGACTCTGAATCATCTGTATATCCACCAGAAGTGATGAATTTAGGGAAGTATAAAATTTTATCTTCTATAATTGCATACATATTTGGTATTTCAGCTTTTACCAAATCAGCATCGAAATCTGTACCACCTGTTAGAACCATAAAAGTTGTTCCATTTGGAATTTGAAAATGTCTTACGTCATATTCACCTGTGTCTATGTCAACCTCACATAAAACTTCAAATGCAACTCTTTCCATTTCTAGCTTATTTATTGCATTAATGAATTTCAGTTTTATAGTATCTTCATCATCACCAAAATCAATAGTCATAATTTTTTCTCTTTCTATTTGTTGACCTTTATATCTTACTTCTACCCAATAAGTGCGGTTAGATAGTTTAATATTTGCTGTCATATCATTACCATATGTTCCTCCCCATTTTTCTAAGATTTTAAGGTCGTTATATGTTACGTCTGAATTATCGACTGTCTCTACGTGAGAAAATGTAAATGATGCACACTCTGCTCTTGAAGTGTTATCTGGTACTAATGGTACTCCGCCAGTCCATTTGATAGAAGCCTGACCTTGGCAAGCAATTCTTTGAAATAATACAGGAAGTCCTGTGCTTAATACACCAGCAACATATTCATATGTAATAGAACCTTCAGGACTACGTGTTCCATAGTACTTTCTAAATTCATCAAGTGAACGAATTGCAACTGGTCTTGACCAATCTCCTGTAATTGCTACACCTGGGACATAAACCCAGTTATCAGAGAATGTTGGTACATTTGTTAACTCTCTTGACAAATTATTTGTCGTTACATTAATAAACGCCATTCTAACTAATCTCCTTTCTTTTTATTTATAATATATCTACACTCTGTATATTTATTTCTGTTTGTAGTAGTCATAATAGTTTTAATAACAGCTCTACTTTCTGTTATAATACCACTAGATTTAATTAGTTCGTATTTATCAAATGACTTTCCTGATTGTATTTTCCTCATCTCTAAACATACTGGCTTTTCTTTGCTATTAGCATCTAATAGTCTAGCTTCAATTTTCATACCTTTATGATTATTAAATATTTTATCAACTTTAACACTTTCAACGGCTCTGTATTTACGTTTAAAATACGAGGTTAATACTGACTCAAATGTTTGTTTATTATATTTTTCTTGTATCTTTGTTTCTGTATTTGGTACTGGTTCTTCCTTTTTTGGTACACCCTCATTAATACCTAAATCATTTTTATCTTCAATTTCTTTAGCTTCCTTTACGGATACAGCTTTTCTTGCTTTTGATTTCTTGTAAAAAGATGCTCTGCTATCACATCTAGGTTGTAAATTTCCATCTGTGTATTCTTTTAAGCCCTTTGTTTCCATAATCTTTTTATTACTTAGACCTTTGGTTTTTAATCTTGCCATTTCTTCTTTTTTATGACTATTAAAGAAATCTAACATAGCCTCTTCAGTTCCACAATCAGGACAGATGTATGTCTTATTATCTCTCCTAGATAATGCTGGAAATTTAGTATATTTTTTATTACATCTAGGACAAATTTTTTCAGTAGTATTATCATATGGTATCTCTTTCTCTTCTTGTTTCTTTGCTCTTCTACGAGCAATCATTTCTTGTACTCTATTAATTTTTTTATCTCGTTTAATATCTTTTTTATTTTGGTCTGCTTGTTTACCTTCATCAAGACCGTCACCATCATAGTATTTTGATGCTGGGTCATCACGTCTTGTCCAGTCAACTTTATCTTCAACAGCTTCTGTTATAATTTCATTTAACTTTTCATCAAATGCTACCCATTCTTGACTATTTATTATATCATTAATAATATCATCAAAATCCATATCGCTGACCCATTCAGAGTAATCGTCTCCCAAACCTTCTGCAACATCTGCTATTTTATCCGCCAACATACCTCTTAGAGTTTGTTTACGCTTATCATTATTAAACCACTCATCTCTATTAATTTGGTCTGCAATATCTCTCGCACCTTCAATAACTTTTTTGTTCTCTTCAAACATTGTTTCATCTTTTTGTTTATCTTCTTCAGGAACTTCTAATACATCTGTATCTTCTGATTCCTTTGGTTCTTCATCTGTATCTTCTTTATCTTCTTTTTCTTCTGTTTCATCTTTAACTTCTACATTTTCACCATCATCTGTCTTAACTTCAACTTCTTTACCATCATCAGAAATTTCAATTTCAACATTTTCTACTTTTTTACTCTCACCTAATGGCAACTCTTCATCTTCTGTAGGTAATTCAGTATCAACTGGTTCATCTAAAACGTCTTCTGGCATTACTGTATCATTTGCAGGTACTTCTACCATATCGGTATTAGGTTCTGTTTCTGCATCTACAATAGGATTTTCCATAGACAAATCATCTGATGTTTCTGGTACAAATGTATCTTCTTTTTTATTTACTATTACTGTAGCATCTTCTGTGTCTACAATTGTTTCATTACCCTCTACTGATACTGTTGTTTTATCATCAACATTTACATCAATACCTTCTGATTTTTTAGTCTTTTTACTTTCTTCTAAATCAATATCATCAATAAATCTTTTAACATCTTGATTTAATGTCTCATAATCGTTAATTTCTTCCAAATCTCTAATTAGCTCAGACCAATTTTTCTTTTTACCATCTTTTACATACTGTCTTATTAGTTTCTTTTGACCAGCAGTTAAATGTCTAGCTTCCGATTTAAGTCTATTCTCTCTAAGTTCTAATTTACCTTGTAAGGCTAACATCGTAGCTTCAACTAATTTATCAACTTTGTTAAGCATTAGTAAACTTATCTCCTTTCTACTAATTTAGTACTGTAAAGACATCTTTATTCTCATCTAAAAATTGTCTTACAGCTTGTACTTCTGCATTACCTTCAGCAAGTAGTGTATTACCATCTAACTGAAACTTTGCAGAATTTGATGTATATTTACTCCTAATTCTCCCTAATATTATTTTAGTCATTCCCAATGCTAATTTTCTTAGTTGTGTTTCCCAATGACTCTCTCTAATATCTTCTACTGATAAATATTCAGGTTTAAAATTTATTGTAACAACATCAGGAACATTAGGATTTGCAGTTAAATAAAGTTTTCTATTAGGTTTATCCCACACAAAGTCCATATCAGTTGAAAGTATATTAAGGTTTCTTTTTACTTGAATTGCAGTTGAATATTGACCAATATCATACATACCAGTTATATTACTATAATTCATTGCAGGTATCATATATGGGATACCAGACAGAACACTATCTGTCCCCCTTAATACACTCTCAACATTATCTATGTTATATTTTGATAGGTCTATACATTGTGCATATGGAACTGTTACAGTATATGTATCTGTCATATAATGTACAATCTCTTCAAATGCTTGTTCAACGATAAGTTTAATATCTTCTGGTTTTAATTCCAATTCTAATACTTGACCACCTAATTGACTTTCAATGTATAGAACTATCTTTTTTAACTTTTTACCCATACGAGGGTATTTACGTGGTTTAACCAAATCTTTATCTTTAAATATTGGGTCTAATTCTTCCGACATTTACAATACCCCCTTGTAC